CAAGGCCTCAATAGTCAATATCAAGGCCTTGGTAAATGTCAGATTATTTTGCTTGTCTTGATCTAATCAACTTCAAGATGTCTTCTGCTCTCTTGGCACTGTCACCTGCAGGAGCCGCCGTTGCCGGAGCCGCCGCTGGTTGTGGTGCTGGTGCACTTTCAGTTACTGGAGCCGCTGTAGGAGCCGCTTCTGCTACTGGTTGTGCTGGAGCCGATGCTGTTGGTACTGCCGCCTGTGGTTTACCTTGGTAAGCCACGCCCGCTGGTCTGAAGTACTGTCCATACTGCTCTAGATCATAAGCCTCACCTTCAACAGATTTTGCAAATAATTCTGCAATTATTTTAATTTCTGCTTCTGATGGTTCTTTTGGTCTGAAGTCGCCTAGGTTATGTAAACCGTTTTTCTCGATTGCGGCTCTCTCTGCCTCATCAAGTGCTCTTTCTCTTCTTGACCATTTTGATGTTGAGTAGTCAGCGTATCCACCTTTAGTTGTTTTAGTAATTCTAAAGTCAACACCCTTAACGTAATCAGTAGGCATTTCTTCCATCTCTGGATCCATCAATGCACTTCTAATGATGTTAAAGATCTGAGGACCAATGATAAATCTTCTGATTGGGTTCTCAGGTTGTGTGTCCTCTGCTAGTGGATTTGTTGTTACAAACCCTTGGAAAATGTAACTTTTCTTTTTCCAATATTTCCTGCCCATGTCTTCCATGCTCTTGTCTTTGAACCATGGTCTAACTTCTGTTAGCACTGGACAAGTCTTTCCATACATCTCCATGCATGGTACTTGCACCGTTACTGGTCTTGAATCAGTCTGACCTTTGATACCTGCAAAAGGTAGTTTGATCATGTTTCTTTCAGTCCAGAAAAAAGTGTTGTTTGTGTCCTTATCTGGTAAGAACCTAACAACTGCTTCTGAGCCTTCTGATATATTCCAGTGTGGGTAGATGGCGTTGTCTCCGCCTGTTGATGAAGTGGAGCGATTCACTTCTTGAGATTTTAGTTTCGCCCTTATTTCAGCCAATGATGCCATAATGTAAGCCTCCTATATTGCCTATGTTTGTTGTTTGTGCCTAAGTGTATATTAGACGTATAGTACATAATATACAACTATATTTATCAGTTGTCTACTACTATTATTGGTAATATGGAGTTTTTATTATGAAAGGTTGGCTAGTGTCTTGATTCTGTCCAGTTCCGTGTTGATTGCTTCTGCTTCGTCGTGTGCTTCTGCTGGAACTTCCATTTCTTCTTCTGAGAAGAACTCTTCTAGTTGTAAGCCTGCCATCTCTATGGCATCTTTCAGTGTGTATTCCTCGTCGCCTACTTTGAACTTGTCTCCGGCTTTCATGCCTGCCGCCTTGGCTTTTTGTACTGCCTGTGCAAACTGATTGCCTTCGTTTGTTTTGTCTGCGTATTTTGGATCACCTGCCTGCATTCTTTGGTAAGCAGTTGTGTTCATTTTTTTGTCTGCTTTTGTTACATTAAGTTTAGTTGCGTTCTCTTTGTCCTTTTTTGCCATCTCAGGATCTCTTGGATAATTTCCCATTTTAGCATATTCGGCCACTTCCATTTCGCCTGCTCTTAATTTGTCAAAGTTTTTTCTTAAAAATTCTGTTGCCGCCTTCTCATCTTTTGATGCATATACTGTTTTTTCATTTCTGTCTAAAACATTGTACATCATCTTGCCGTCATCTTCACCCCTGCTCATTGACACGTAAGGTTTGATACCACCCTCGTCAATCATTGAGTCAACCCAACCTTCGAATGCTTCTGTCTCTTTTGCTTTGCCTTTTAAATCCTTCTTAGGTGCGAACGCTCCTGGTTCCATCCTGACTTGATCTGTGTAGCCTGGCTCTGCCTGCATTTTCTTGTAGTCGTCGATGTATCTCTTTGCCAACTGTACTGCGATCTTCTTGTTCTTGATGTAGTCTGGACTAGGTTTGAATGCCGCTGAATTCTCTTGTTCCATCTCGTCTGCAACTCTAGAAGCAAAGTTTGCCACTCTGTCTTCCTCGCCTGATTTGGTTAATAGTCTACTTGCTATGTCTGACAGTATAGAACTCAACATTGTGTTCTTGTTTGTGAATTTTGTTACTTTCAACATCTTGTCTGCAGAATCATCTTTTCTCAACACTAGTTTGTTGTCTGGATCATTTAAAAAACTTTGTACGACTGCACCGTGATCAACTGGTGGTTCCACTGGTGCGTCAATTGGTTCTGCATCTGGTTCTAGTTCGTTAACTTGTTTCTGGTGGTCAGTCCAAAAATCATTTGCCATATCTATTGTGCTTCCATATGTATCATTAAATTCTTCTGCGTCCATTGACTGAGCGTCATTGGCCATATCTTTATATTGTCCAAGATCTGTGATTCCATAAAGTTCTTGGAAATTTTTTGCGTGTGGATAGTGTCCTTCGTTTACTTGATCTTCTTTTTTGCCTTTTAGTTGTTCTATCATGTCGTCGAATGTCATTTCTCCATCATTATTATCTTTGGCCTTTTGGATTATTTCCATTGCTTTGTTAACATGCTCTTCACCTACTTCATCTGTTACAAAATCTGCAATTCTTTTTAGAACTTCTTGTTCTGAATTATTAATCAACATATTTTCTAATGTACCAAGTATTTCGTATTCTATTTGTATATATTTTAAACTTCCACCCTTGCCATAGGTGATAACGTCACTTGCTTTTGGTTTTAAATCTTTTAATTCTAGCTCACTCATTATTCTGTTGATAATTGGTAGTGCATCTTCGACTCTGCTGTCTAGGTTGGTCATTGTGAACTTCTCTCTCATTTTGTTTACAGTTTCATCGTCCAGTATCTGTTCTTCTGATGTTTTGAAATCCTTACTTGCGTTCTCGTAGTGTGTTTGGTTAGAAAGGTTCTTCATGTAACCTCTTAGGTTCTCTAGTTTCAATTTAGTTTGCTCAATAATATCACCTGCATTGTCGTTCAATTGATCTTTGTTGGTAACATATCTTGAGAATGAATTTAATTTTGCGATGTCCTCTGAAGTTGAAACAATGTGTTGTCCAAATTCATCATGTGGTCTTCCACCATTTGACACGTGTCTCATCATTGCCCTCGCACCTGCTAGGTGTGTCAGTGGATACTTGAATCTTTCACCGTCTTCGTTTTCTATGTATAGTGATTGTATCTGTCTTGATCTTGCACCTGGCACAGTCTCGTCAACTTTGCCTTTGTGTCTAATTATTAATTTTGTTTTTTCTAGGTTCTCGTATGAACGTTTCGCTGTGCCTGTTAAACCTTCTTTAACTTCGACACCTGCTAATTTAGTAATTCTTGCTAGTTCTTCTGACATCTCGTCAGTATTTACCGTTTTGTTCGTATCTGCAAGATTTTCATAGTCCTGCTTCGTTAGGTTGTTTTTCGTGATATCTCTGACATCGAACCTCAATTGGTGCTCAACAGCGAAGTCTTTTAACTCCTTAAGGAATGCATACCATTCATCCTTGCTGTCCTCGTCTATTTTGTTCACTAGATCCCTGTTGTAGTACACTTTCATGTTCTCTCCATCTGCTAGACTGACACTCACACTTCCAAATGTGTCTGCATCTTCCTGGAATTCAAACTCAAAGAATACAGCACCGGACGGGTCTGCCGTAGCGGCGCCATTCTCATCACCTAAACGTATGTTGGAAAACTGCGACCTAATCTTGTTGAATAAATCTACTGAGTTTTTTGGGTTCATATAGTGTATTTATTAACCTGTGAACGATCCAAATATGGGCATTGGGGTTATCTCACTTGTCCTGTCAGTCCATTTTTCGAATATTTTAGGGTCAAAATCTGCTAGAACTTTCATCATACGTGTCATAAGCAAACAAGAACTTACTAGGTCGTCGTGCTGTCCTGGCTTGGCCTTATATGATAATCCTGACGCAACAAAGTCTTTGAGTTCTGATATCAATAACTGCGAGTGGATTTTCATTTTATCATTCTCCACAAGCTCTTTGAATTTTGTACATGCATCAATTTTGTGTTTTGCAGTTGTATTGAATCCTCTCCTAAATTTACGTCTGTGGCCTTTTCTAATTGGTTCTGATAAAAACATACCTTGTATATTTTCTTCTCCTATGTCCATAACTCTCATGAGTGCGGCTTCTCCTATGGAATTATTTTCCATTGAATAGAATATTTGTGGAGTTGCTGTTGAGTCTTTCTCCATAATTGTGTCATGTATATGTTTGTTGATACCTTGCAGTATTCTCACTTGTTGGTTCATTGGTGTTTGATTGTGTTGCCATTCTCCTATTTGCTCAAACGTTGGTAGTTCGAACACCTGTATCGCGGCAAAGTCTCCACCTGTACCCATGCTAGGATCCAGTGATACCATGTATGTGTGTCCCGGTGTTGGCCTTTTGAACCAACGCACTTGACCTGTTGTTTCCAACGGAGGAATGCCTTCCATGTCTGCAAGTACTAAACTTGATATAAGCGTCTCATCAAAGATTAAGAATTCACATTCGTGTTCCCTTCTGAATCTTTCTTCACCTATTCTGGCCTTCTCTGCTTCCGCCCACGTTTCATCTCTGTCTGGGTGTTCTGACCAGTGTGCTTTCATGGCATAGAAACCGTTAGTGCCTACTAGTTTGTCATTGCCATACTCATCAAATCGTTTGTTGGCTTCTTTCCAGATCAATGCGAACTGATCTTCGTCACTGTTTGGTGTTGAAGTAATTAGGCATTTACCTCCAGTTGATAGTGTTGGAGATAGTGAAGTCCAAAACTCTTTGGCCTTCTCTGGTGGTTGCACGAACGCAAACTCATCGCAATATATTAATGTAAGTGACATACCCCTACCTGTGTTCTCTGTGGTCGTGGTTGCCATTATCTTTGATCCGTTGTCGAATTCTATCGAGTTCCTGTTGTATTGTGTAACACCTGCCTTGATCCAACTGGGCAACATCTCATAGGCATAACGCACTCTTGACATGATGTCAGATGCACCTGCGTATTTGTGTGCCGCGATTAGTATCTGTGAGTCTGGTCTGAACATGGCATACCATATAAGGTATCCTGACGCACAGGTAGTTTTTCCTGTCTGTCTTGGTAACATCGATATGCTGAATCTATGATCATTGTAGGCCTCTACTAACCTTTCTTGATATGGAAATGGTTGAAACCTCATCTCACCTTTTGTTGGATGTTGTATCTTCATGAACGTTTTCATAAAGAACAGAGGACCAGTTTTTGGGTCCATACACTTCTCAAGTTGTTCAACTTGTTCTTTCGTGTATTTGTGTTTCTTGTGCGCCTTTTTAATTTGGTCGCTATCTAATGATACATACGCCATAGTGTAGTATTTAACGCTGTGGTAAGGGGTAGAAAAGTATTACTTTGCTTCTTTATCCTTGATGGCTTTTTTCATTGGTTCTTTTTTATCGCCATCTTTGTCCATGTCCAAGAAGTCAGGTTTTGCTTCCATTTTAGCCGCTTTCTTGTAACCTTCTTTGAAAGCATCGTACTGGTCTCTTAAACTGTTAGCAAGGTCCTGCTCTGTGATCTTGTCTTCTGCCGCCATTGGGTTGTCACCCGGAGCAACTATTGGATGTGTTTTCTTCTGCCTGTTCAAACCACCTGAATGTACATTTACCAAAGTATCAGTGTCCATTGTCTTAGGTTCGTCTTTTTCTCTGTCTCCTGGAGAATTAGCAAACGTTTCTTCCTGTTTTTCGTCCTCAGGATTTTTAACAATGTCTCTCATTCTAGCCATGTCCATAGATCCTGCCGCGTCGTCGCTGTGATCATGTTCAGGTTCGTCTGCACCGATCATTTTAGGATCAACCTGTTGCACACCTGCAAGTTTTAATATCTGCATCATCATTGATGCTTCTTGTGGCGTGTCTGCTGAAATTTTAATATCTTCTTTCACAGTTTCTTTTTTGTCTTCTTTTTCTTCTTTGCCTGCCTTTTTATCTTGGTATGCTTTTAAGCCTGCTGGAATTTTGCCCTCTTTTGCTTCTTCACCTTCGTCGTCTTCCGAACCATTGATTGCATCGTAGAAACCTCTTAGGCTTTCCCCATGTTTATCCAAGAATTCTTTTCTAGACATTTTTTCTGCTTCACCATGTAGGTAGTCTTTCATTCCACCTTCTGTGACTTCTTTTGGATTTGTTTTTTCAACACTCTCCACAGCATCTTTGACCAATTCAGGTTTGCTTTCTGCTATCTCTTTTAATCTTGTTAACACGTCAATCATTTCCATAACTTATTTCCTTTTTGGGTCTGGGTGTGGGTTAGTTGATTTACTGAAAGGACTTGGTGTACTTTCTGTTTCTTTAGTTTGAATATTTTCTTTTTCTTTTGGATTCTCTTTATTTTCCACTCTGTCTTTTAATAATTCTTTTAACAATCCCATGTTTGCTTTTGTTGAATGGAAATCTTCACCTTTGACTTTTGGTGCATCTTTCATTTCAAGATCTAATAATTTGTTTTGATATTCTGATTTCTTAGCAACCTGCATGTCATCCTGATACTGTTCTGTTGGCTCGCCCGGTTTTCTCACAACCATGTGAGTTGCTGGAACTCTCAAAATGTCTGAAAGGTATTCTTTCATCACATTTGATGATGCTGGGTAATTTGTTGTCACGTCAAAGATTGTAACCTGCTCATTGCTTAAGGCAGGAAAATCAAGCGGCAGTGTCATGATAGGTGTTTTCTTGCCTGCTGACATGTTTGCAACTTCAAACTTCGCAAGTGCTGATTCTAGTTTAGAAGCGAAATCGTCTGCTAACGTGCCTGCTACCTTTACTTTGTAGTCATACGACTTTGCTGATTCTGTTAGATAGTCTTTAAACGTGCTCATATGCAATATTTAGTCTTTTTTCAGTAGTTTCTTCATCAATTCGTTACGGTCAGATATGACGAATCCGTCGCTTTCTTCTATAGGACCGCCGTCTTTGTTGCCGTCTTTGTCCAGTTTCATTTTCTTCAACTGTAATTCCACCATTTTGAGTTTCTTGTCTATTTTTGAACCTTTTGCGTCTATGGCATTACGTAGGAAATTACTTGCAACCTCAAATATACGTCCTGAATAACGTGAGTCAACGTTCATGCCCAGATCCATTAGGTTCTTGTAGCTCTCTTCGGACTCTATGGCCAGTTTGTCCAACTCTAGATCAGACAACTCTCCCAGTCCTTTTACCTGTGGCAGTGCGGCCGCAATCTTGTCAAACTCTGCGTAACTTTTTTGTAGATTCTTTGCTGTCTCAGGATCTACATTTTTCATTACATTTTTAGTTTGATCCTTGTTGGCACGGGCCTGCTCTTTTTTATCTACCTCTTTGAATGCTTCTTTTACGTTTGGTAAATTAAGAATATCTTCTAATTTTTTTGTCATCGTCGTATTTACTTACGTTTACCGTTGTGGAATAGTTGTTCTTCTGACACTACCCTAAATCTAATTTTTCTTTGCTTTGCGAATGCATTTGCGGCCTCCCATTTGGCCATGTTTATTACCACCTGTTTTTTCTTTGCTTGACTTTTGCCAGCGGATTCCATGTTGGTCTGACTCATGGGTTTTACTTCCACCATCTCTGCGTGTTTCCTACCGTTCTTGTCTTGATACACAATGAAAAAATCTGGAACGTATACTGTGTACTTTCCCGTGAAAGGATGCCTGTATGGGATTTTGATGCTCTCGCTGGCCCATTGGTACACGTTAGGATGTTCATCACACAGTCTCATGAATGCGTGTTCCCAACTGCTTCTGTATGTAGGAGTTTTTGTTCCAACATATTTGTCGCCGTTCTTTGGAGAGAACTTACCTCTTGCAAATCTGGGTAACATTAGTCTATGATGTTTCTAGATACAGTCTCTTTTGTTGTGAGTGTTTGCCTGACACCTAATCTGCTAGACTTGTATCTGTTGGCATTTAATATTATGGTTATCAGTTCTGAAAGCAAAGATGGTTTTGCTTTTGACAGTTGGTCTAATATCTCTTGTGGTTTGATGTTGTCTATCTTTGCCTGTGTAAGGATTACATATGCTGTGGACTCTGCAGACGTTCTGGTGAATCCTCTCTTAACAAAAAAAGCGACGGCGCTGTCATACTCTCCAACATTGAACTGATACTCCGATTGGTAGTTGTCGGTCGTTAATTTGTCTATCGACTCTTGTAGTCGGTCTTTATCTTTAGGTGGTAAGTTAGTATAAAAATCTGCCATTATAAAGTTGCTTTCTCTGTTGCTATCTCAACATCTTGTGATTGTCTCGATACTTTTATATATCCTTCTGTGACCAACTTTCTAACATCTGTTATGACCTTGCTGGTGTACACATTCTTAATACTATCTGAAGCGGCCTCATACTCAATATTTGATTCAGCAGGAGTAAGTCCTTTTCTTGAACCAATGTCCTTAAAGTATATGCCTGCCGCTATCTCGTTTTTGGTCGCACTGTCGTTGGATACAAGTTTGAACACTTCATCTGGACCTAGGAAGTTTGTAGTATCTAGACCCGGTAGAGTTGTAACCATCGTGTTGTTTTGATTTGTTTTGTTGTCAGGAGTGCCTTTAGCACTGGCAATAAGAGTTCCTGCGGCAACCACAGCACCAACAGAAAACGCTCCTATGGGGTTGTCTATAGATCCTGCCTGTTTGCCAACTTCTAATATACCTTTTTTTGCAATACCTTTCAGTTCTGCTTTGATATCTTTCTTCTTTATTTTTTTAGCGTTGTTGTAGGTGTTTGATGCTGATAGAATGGCTCCTAGTATGTTACCGTTTTGAACATTTCTCATCACCGATCCTATTCCGTCTACTACACCGCCCGGTCCAAATATAGAATTTGTTCCGCCACCTAATACTGAAAGTGGTGATGGTTCGTTGTCATATCTCACTGTTGCAAATCCAGGAACAGAATTTTTGTTGACTATGCCTGATTTGTAAATCACTGTTTCGTATAGTATCTGCATTGTGTTTGACAAAATACCTCGACCGTCTGTTTGATCTAGGTTATCATGTGCGAAAGATCCTATCACAGGGTTGACCAAAGTCATCGAAGTAAATCTCTGTTTGTGTAGGACAAATATCTGTATGCCCCTAAGGTATGGTGCTTTTCTTTTCTTAGGCGTGTCCATACCAAACTTGTTAGTTCTTACAGACTCAATACCGTCGTATGCATTATCTTTAGTACCGGCTATAACCGTGTCAGAGTTCATTGATATTGAATCTGCTATATGATATTCGTAATATTTCTTCCAGAAAGCATTGACGGTGTCTGCGTGGTCATCATGGAATGTTATGTTGACCGGTTCGTAAGCGATTCTAGTTGCATTGTACATTTTTTTGTTGTACTGAGTTTTTTCCTCATAACTTAAATTATACTTGGGCAGATCACAGGCTTTGACCAACATGTTCAGTTCGTATCTTTCCTGAGTACTGAATGCTCCTATGTGTTGAGATTCATCTAGGTCAAAAACCACATGGAACAGAAACTTCTGTTTTGGCATCAATTGATAGTTGTTATCAACATACAATCTAGATGCGTGTCTGTAGTCCTTCAATCCTGGAAGGTTATCTTGGAATCCTTGTAAGAGATCGTTTATCTTTGGCATACTGTTATTTATAGTCACAAAAAAAGCGCCTATAAAGACGCTTTTTCTGTTATAATTGCTAACTTAATCTTGTGTATTACTGTCCACCACCAGTACTTAATGTACCAATTGTTCTCGCAACTGCTGTTCCAATTCCTGTTCCTTGTGGAGTTTGGATAGCATTGTCATATCTAATTGACATGGTGATAGTTACTGGCTCTGAAGTTTGGTATGCTAATGAGTTGTAGTTAACGTTCTCAACGTATGCACCGTATAATTCAAATGTTTCTAATACATTTGGTGCACTCGCTCCGTTACCACCGTCTAGCATTTCAATTCTAGCAGTAAATTTGTAATCAATACCCGATGCCGCCGAACTCTGTTCAAAGAAGTCGAACTGTTTCTGGATCTGTTCACCAACAAGTTTTGTTACTGAGTTGTTGACGTCATCTCTCAAAGTGATTGTGATCGGTTCCCAAGTGTGTTTACCAGCAGTGTAAACTTTTGAGTTGTATACATCTAGTGTCACTGTGTCAAAAGTCAGGTTTGGTCTTGTTATATCTACTACTTGTTTTGTTAGTTCTGACCTTGGTGTTGATACTCCAAAATTTTCCAGGATCGCTCTAAAACGATATTGTAGTTTCGGCATCAACAAGCCTTGTGATGCACTACTCTGATCGTTTGCTAAAGGTACTGTAAATTTTGATAATGTTGATATTGCCATGTGTTTCTCCTATTTATCGAAAATTAGTTCCCTAATTTTGCAATTTCTCCTGTGTTTTTGATTCTTAATGGTATGTAAATGAACTCAACTGATTTGATCGGTTCAATTGCTATATCCACATACAATTCGTTTCTGTCAATCCTTGTAGGTGTGTTGTTTGTGTCATCACATACTACTAGGAAATCGTATAACGCTCTTTGTCCAACAAGTTCTAACATGAAAGACTCGATCGCACCTTTGATCTCATTCCTTGTTAGTTCATCATTTGGTTCAAATATGAACGGTTTAGCAATGGCATCCAGTTGTGATCTTAGATACACTGCTAGTCTAGAAACGTTTATTCTATCTAACGCCGAACTTGCTGATGTTTTAGTCAAGTTACCGAAGTTAACAATACCTGCTCCACTAAAGAATGTGATTGGGTTTACTTTAACTTCATGCATAGAATCTCTCACTGACTCCGTAACAGATATTGTTTGGAACTCTCCTGACGCTGTGTCAATGTAACCAACTGATGTAGCATTGTCAACAATACCTCTTCTTGTTCCTGATGGTGCGAACCATGGGAAAGCGATGTTATCATTGTTTGCTAGTGTTCTCATCATCATGTGTGATGGTGGAACAACAATCGATTTACCTGTGTTGTCAGTTGTTGATCCTGATGGATAAAACACACCCAAGTAATCACTTGCACTTACAAGTCCGTCTTCACCGTTGTCCAGTGCCGCCGCCGAGTTGTTAGCCCAATCTTGTATTTTAGTTGATGTGCCCTCTAATCTCAATGGAGTGTCACCTACTACAAATGCAGTGTTGTTTCTGTCTGTGTTTAAGTTAATCATGTTTGCAATCAACTCTGGATATCCAGGTGTAGCAATAACGTTGAAGCCTCTTTGGTCTTCTCTGATTGCTTGGTTAGTGTCGATTTCTGATTTTAATTGTTCAACAATCACTTTTCTCTGTGCTTTTCTACCAAATGTACCAGATCCGTCTGCGTTGTTGCTTGATTTAGTCACCCATCTGTCTGGGAAGTATGTAGCAACAGATTCGTTACTTGCTCTGATGTTACCTAAACCTGCTGATCCTGATCCTGGATATTTCGTAGTTGTGATGTAGTTGTTTTTGTATTCTTTTACATTGTAACCAGATCTTCTTGTGTTCCAAAGCATTATTCCTTGTGGGTATAGGTCTGGGTTTGGAGCATCTGGATCCAAGAAACCATCGCTCAATAAACTTTTGATTGTGCTGAATGTTCCTGCACCGCCTGTTGACAATGAATCTGCCTTGTCAGCCGCTGTGTGTAATCTAGCGTCAGCAAAAACAATACCGTCTTCTGTTGTTTGGTCTGCTTTGTCAACTAGTTCCCACGCCGCACCAGTTGTAGTAACTGCTACTTGGTTCGCTGTGTTTGTAGAACTTAAAGTTGCTGATGTGTTGTATTTGTAAAGTTTTGGATAGTTTTCTAAGTCACCAGTG